TTTTCGTTGGGCAACAGCAGGTTCCATTGGTGAGTCTCAAGTCTTTTCAGGTGTATTACCACAAGTAATATCTAAAATAGTAACAAGTAAGAAGCCTAATCCAGTAACAGGAGCAACAAGACCTTTGAAGGTAGAAGAAATCCCATCATTACTTCAAATACCAACTGTTAGAAAACAGATAATTTTAAAAAGTAAAGTGTTTGAAGAGTATCAACGAAAAACCAGTGTGTACGTAGGAATTTCTAAGACTGCGAGCGGCAGCGGTTATAAATCTTTTCGTAGAATCAGCGACAAGAGCGATGCAAACAGCTTCATTTTTCCAGGTTTAACAAAAAAAGATTTTGCTGGCAAGGCACTTGCTGACCTTAATTTAAGAGCTATAATTGATTATAGTTCAGAAGAATATTTTTCAAAGATTTTATAAAACTCAAAAATGGTAATTCCTGAATTAGTAATATTCAATTTCTTAGAATCCTTACTTGCTTTTGTAAAGAAGGATATAAATAGTAATACAGATAAGACAAAGACAATAATTTATTATCTTTTCAATAATATAAAATTTCAAAACTTTGATTTTTATAAGAGTGCATTGGAGTTTTTAACCAGAGAAGCAGATAATCCTCGTCAACTTCAAGTCAGATTAGGTTTTGATAGCAGTAGGGCAGTGATGCCTACTGTGCATATCACTTTACCCAGTGAGAGAAGTGGTCAACAAGGCATTGGTATAGACGAAGGCTATGTTGAAAATGAAGTTGACACCACAGAGAAAAAAGAAAATCCAATTTATACAAGAATCTATGAATGTCAGTATGCTTGTATAATTACGAGTGATAATGTGCTGGAAGTAACATTGTTGTATAATCTTTTAAAAGGTTTGTTGGTAGGTTCTTTAGATATATTAGAATTAAATGGATTACGAAATATTAAATTATCAGGACAAGACATGCAACTGTCAGAAGAAATAGTACCAATTAATGTATTTGCTAAAGGCTTGATGTTAGATTTCTTTTATGAAGTATCTGTGAAGAAACTTTTACCTAATAATTTAATCAGCCACTTAGAGTTTGAAGGCACTCCATTATTACAAAATACAACTTCAATTTAAATGTAAAATTGACAATTCAGTTATAAATTCTAAAAAATATAAAAATCATGGGTGTTAAATTAACTTTTGGAAATAAGCAAGTAGTACTTCCAGGTGTATATTCCAGGATAGGTTCAGGTATAGTAAATCCTCCTGTAAGTTTAAGTTCAGGTAATTGTATTATAATAGATACAGGGAAATATCCAGCTTATAATGGTGGTGCGGGGATTTCTGGAACCTTAAAGAAAGAAAAAGATGCGATTCAATATTTTGATAATGTTGACGATTTTCGAAAGAAAATTCGTGGAAATATGTTTTGGCTTCTTGCTAAGAAACTCTTTCAGCCTTCAAAAGATTTAAATATTAAAGGTATTACGGGACTTTATTTTGTAAAAGGAGCTGAAACTACACCTGCTGAAATTTCTATGATTTTTGGAGATAACTCTTATTCAGGAGAAGTTGTGACTGATGGTGGAACTTTAGTATTACAATGTCGTAATGAGGGATTTTGTGGCAATGGTATAAAATCAGGAACAGTACTTTCAAGAGGTTATGCAGTAAAGATGAAAGCTGGTGTGTTAGACACTACAAAATTTATTTTTGATTTTTACGCAGGTACTTTTACTGGGTTAGATGTTGATAACGAACCTTATACTGACCTTCCAGGACAAGGTATTCTTGAAGCAGATTCTGTACCTGAATTGATATGTTCTTCTGAAGAAGTTGATTCAATGGCAGAATTAAAAGTATGGATGGACATAGATTCAACCTTTAATGAATATTTTAAAATAAAAACCTATACAGTTGTAGGAACTGGAAAGATTGATTCTGCAGATTTGGCAGTTTATGCTGATTATGAATTAGCTGCTGGTGGTACAGAGACTTATAACCAGACACACTTTAATAAAGTTTTAGAAAATATAATTTCAACAGATTATTCATTCATACTTGCTGATAGAACTGGTAGTGAGGCAAAATCTCATTATTCAAATTTAGCATTAAAGAACCATTTAATCAATGATTCTAAATATGGCTTGTATCTTGTTATTGGTGGTGGAAAAGATTCTAATTTCTTTAATGTTGGGACGACAAATAGTTCAACTGATATTGCTCAATACTTTAATAGCAATGTAGTTATTGTGGTACATGCTGGAATGAAAAAAGTAAATCTTGCAAACGCTGGGTTTAAAGAATATGATTCCATTGTCAAAGCAGCTTTAGTAACAGGAAGGATATGTGGACTTGAACCTGCGACACCAGGAACATTTAAATCAATAGATATTGATCAAGATATGCATGATATGTCTGAGAAGGATCAGAAGATTGCTCAGAAATATGGCGTGCTTTGGACAAAATATGATATGGCAGGAGAATGGATAATTGGACAGAGCATTTCAACACTTCAAAACAATAATTTTCTTGTTAATAGTGATGGTACTTCTTATGAAGTGAGTGTGATGAGAATAGCTGGTCAATTAAACAAAGAAATAATTTATAATGCTTATATTGATTTAATGAAGAGCGAAAACGGTCCTAATCGTGGCTCTATCAGTTCTGCAGTTTTAGAATCTTGGACAAAGAAATACTTGAAAAGTAGGACAGTATCAGACATAAATCCTTCTAATCTAATCTTAGGCTTTGAACAAATTACAATTAAGGTTGTTCAAGATGCTTATGAAATTACTTATGGATTTTATCCTAACTTACCAATCAATAAACTTTTGTTTGTGGGACTTATGTTGGATAAGAGTTTGATGGTTTAAATTTAAAAAGAGAATAATTGTTTGATGAATAAAACTTTAAATTTATATAAAGCATATGGTCTTCTAATGAAGAAAGCATTAGAGGAAACTCCTATTTTAACAGAACAGCAAAAGTCTTATTTTAAAACTTATTTTAATTATCTTAAGAAATTTGGGTTTAAAACAAAACCTAAGAGAAATGTTGTTTATACTGAAGGACATCACATGCTACCTAAATGTTTTAAGAAAAATAATTTCGTTCTCTTTATACCAGCAAAATATCACTATTATTGTCATAAATGGTTGACAAAAATGTTTCCTGAAAATGATAAAATTTGGTCTGCTTGGATTTGCATGGCGTTTGTAAAGAGTGAAAATACTAAAAAAAGGTATAAGATCTCAGCTGAAGATTTTGAATTAGCGAAAATAAAACATTCTGAATTAGCGACTAAACAGTTGAAAGGCAATCAACATGTTAAAGGTAAAAATATCCATACAGAAGAATGGAAAAAGGAACAAAAAGAAAGAACAGCAGAGATGTTTAAAGATACTGTATGTGTAAATAATTCCTTAATCAATAAAATGATTAAAAAAGATTCGTTACAATCTTATTTAAAGCAAGGCTGGGTTAAGGGAAGAATTACCTCCTACACAGAAGAGCAAAGAAGAGAATTAAGTATAAGAATAACAGGAGAAAAGAATCCTATGTTTGGTAGAACAGGTGAGAAAAATCCCATGTATGGTGTTCATTTAATTCCTTGGAATAAAGATAAAAAAGGAGAAAGAGTCTGGATAAATAATTCTGTTGTAGGAAAGTTGGTGGAAAAAGAAGAGTTAGAAGATTATTTAAACAATGGTTGGATTAAGGGGATGATGAGTTCTGAAGAAATTAAAACAAAGAAGAGAAAAGCATTTGCTTGTTATTTACATGCAAAAGGTAAAATATGGGTGAATAATAGGGCGAAGAATAAACTGATTGAACCAGAAGAATTAAAGACTCATTTAAGCGAAGGTTGGGAGAGAGGTATGACGAATGAGACTGGTAATAAAATTAGTAAATCTTTGAAAGATTCTTTTAAATCAAGAGAAAGTATTAGAGATAAGGAAGGGAGATTTTTAAAAATTAATAATTAAATTTATACAATTATGGCAGCAGAAAAGGTTCTGACAGGTGCAATTGCGATTGTACGTGTAAATGGAGTTGCAATAGGAAAAATGAAAAATATTCGTGCGACTGAAACGCTACAGAGGGGTGAAGTTCGTGGAATAGGGAGTATTACTCCATCCGAACTTCCTCCGTTAACATGGGCAGGAACTTTGACTTGTGATTTTTTTAATATTGACTTCAGTAAGAGCCAACTCCCAGGAGCAATCTATCGTAATACAGCATCACTTCAAGCGTTTGTAGATTCTGTACTTCTTCAGGAGGATGGCATAACAGTAGATATATTTAAAAAAGTAAATGCGGGAACAAATACTTCTGGTTTAATGACAAGTCAGGAAGTACCTTATGCTCAAATTCAAGGCTTGTTTTTAAATACAGAAAGTTTTGATATTACTGAAGGTCAAATTTCAGGACGAAATCAGAGCTTCCAATACATTTATCCGATAGTTTATTAAGAAAAAAGTAAAAAGGAAATTAATTTGTTCTAAAATGTTTTGTTTGATTAATAATTTTGGGTGAGTAAAAATTAGTTTATTATGCTTAAAATGGGACAAACCAATAACAATAAATTTGGCTTGTCCCATTTTGGTTTTAAGATGGCAACAAATAGAAAAATAAATAAAATACCGTTTGAGAAGTTGTGAACCATCAGTTAATTCTCAAATGTCTTTGAAAAAGAAAATTTTATTATAAATTAATTAAAAATAAATTGTAAACTAAAAAACGTAAAAATTATGAATGAATTAGCAAAAACTATTACTCTTAAGATTAAAAGGAATGATTATGACTGCCCTTTTCCAAATTGCGGTCAATTAATTGACATTGAGAATTATAAGGCGAATTTATCAAAAGGTCAATATCGGAATCTAGTGAACAATATGACATTAGCTTCACTGATGTCATTAGATTATATAGATTGTATTGCAACTTTCAGTATTTTAATTCCTAAGTTATTTGAAGATTTAAGAGTGCCTAATATCTTTCTGTTAGATTTAATTTCAATGAAAGAAATCGTTGATGTCTTCAAAAAAGAATATTTGCCTTGGTATAATCAATGGATGGATGTCATTTCAGGAAAAGAAGACAAAAAAGAAGAGTAAAAAGAATGTATGGATTCACGAAAAAAGGTTTCTCTTCAAACTGTAAAGAGTTTTGTTATAAATTGGAACAACAGGTTTCCAATTGATTTATGGTGGAGAAAGAAATACAACGTTGCGTTTAATTCAGAACAGCACAGAAAATTAAATTTAATAGACGCTTTAATTGAATATCAAGAAGAAATAATATTTAAAGACTTTATTAAAAAGATAGAGGAAGAAAAGAAAAACATTGAAGAATTTAATTTGACAGGCAATTATTTGAAAGAGACTGAAATGACTCAAGAACAAATTGATAAGGTGTTTGAAAATTTAGATCTTGATAGTTTTAATAACAATAATAAAAAAGAATAAGTGGATACAACCGTTAATTTTCGAGGGACTGATTCAGGTGTAACTTCTATGTTTGATAAGTTTCGAGCTGCTCAAAAAGAACAAGCTCGAGATATGATGCGGGATGCATTAACTCAAAGCCAAACAGCGAAAGAAGCAGAAAAAAATTTAGAGAAGCAAATTGAAACCCAAAGAAAATTATTAACAATAAAGCAACAAGCTGCTCAATTAGAAGCTTTAAGAAGTCGTAAGGCGACAGAAGAAGAATACAAGCATTATAATTCTGACGAATGGCTGAGAGAAAAAGAAAAGGCTTCTCCAGCAGATAAGTCATGGATGCGTGAGCAAGAAATAAATGCAAGAAGTAGATATGAAAAAAGAGGAAAAGAATATTCAAAAGAGATTTCTCAGGCGAGAGAAGAATATTTATCAGGAGTTACTCAAATTAATGTATTAAAAGAGATTTTAGAAGCAATAAAATCCACTGGAAGGGAAGAGATAAAGAATGATAGAAAGAATGTTGAGGCGACTATTGCTAAGGGTGAAAAACCAAAAGATGCAGCAGAAGAAGCAAAACAAGCTTATCAAGCAAAGGTAGTAGCAGATTCAAAAGAACGAGAAAGCGAAGAAACAAAAAAACCAAGAACAGCTTTGGAAGTAATGAAAGGTATTCTTGGAGCTTCTTTTATTCAAAGAGGATTAGGAAAAGTAGAACACGCCTTTTCTGGAATATTAGGAGCAGAATCAGGGGAACAAGCCATACCAGCAATATGGGGCATATTGCCTGGTGGTGATGTATTAGCTGCTGCTGCACAGAAACATGTTCAAGAAGCAGAACAAGTCGCAAAAGCAACAAATATTTTTAGAGCAAGATTAGGAAAAGGGGCTGGATTTTCTGCTGGTTTTGGTTTTGATATTTCAGAAACAATGCCAATTGCAGAAGAATTTGTAACAGCAAGAGGTGGTGAAGGAAGAGGTGGTTATGCTGCTAATACAACGAATTTAATCGCTTTAATGAAGAATTATGGTATTGATAAAGGAACTTTGCTTCAAAATGTTGGTTATGGTAGGTTTGATAAGAGTGGTAATGAGGTGATGGGAAATATTGTTGCAATGGTTCAAACTATGGTTAATTCGGGAGTTTTGAATGGGGCAGATAATACGAGAGTTTTAGAATTATTAAAAACACAAAATGCCTTAACAGAAGAACAAACAGCAACATTAGAAACAGTCAATCAATCAGCGAATTCTAATATTGTTGCTGCTTTTGATAAATTAGGAGGAAGTTTTACAGGAGTCAGAGGTGGAGCGAGATTGTCAGCCATTAATCAGGCTTTAATGACTCCTAATAATGAATATCAACAAGCAATGTCTTATGCTGTTCTATCTCAGTTAAATCCTGGGATGGGATTATTTGGACTGATGGAAGAACAAGAAAAAGGAGTTGCCTCGCCAATGTATATGTCTGCCACTATGAAGCAATTAAATAAGCGTTGGGGAAGTGGAGATAAATTTTTATTAGCATTAAAGAATAGAATGGGATTGACAGCGAATCAAGCAAGAACATTAGGGGAAGGATATTTGATGGACAATACTATTTTTGATAAGATGACTGAAGAGCAGTTGGTGAATTTAAAAGCAGGAGCAGCAGGTGTAATCGCAGGAGCAGGAGGAAAAACCACATTATTAGAAGCTCAACAAGCAGAATTAGCAAATCGTTATTCAGAAGGTATGTGGAAGGGATTAGCAACTAATATAACTCAAGCAGGTCAGTCTTTTGAAAAGGCAGTTGGTATGTTTGGTCCAGTTGTGACATTTCTCGTTAATAAAATTAATCAATTGGCTGGCATTGAGACTCCTGCTGAACCTAAAAAATAGAAATTTTAATTATGAATAAAAAATCAGATTATATAATTTATCCTCATGATACTGAAAGTTTAAATACTATTCAAGATTTATGTAGTGGTCAGGATTCAACAACAATTTGTCATGGTTGGAATGACTGGGAAATGTTAGCATATGAGGATGAAGATGGAACTAAGAACATAGATAGAATTTATAAAGAATATTCACCAGAAGAATTAGCTCAATATAAATATACACAGAAAAAAGAAATAGATTCAAAGAAAGCGTATAGCTATGACATCTCAACTATAGAATTATTAAATAATAAGGAAATTACAATTGAAGAGCAAAATAATCTTAGTGCTCCCCATACAACTTTATTAAAAAAAGGAACAAGATTAGCGATACCATTAAAGAAAGTTAATCAAGATTTTTATTCGATTTTAAGTAATTTAGTTGTA